AGCAGCCGCTGAAGAAGCCGCGCATTGCACGTCAATCTCCAGTACACGCGTACCACTCGCAGCGCCCACTATGAGGGTGGTTACACCCGTAGCACCCGTGAGGTCGGTAACAGCAGAAGACACCGACGTGACCGCGATGCGTGGGGTAGAGATGAAGGCGGGAGAAGTTGCCATTGTTATTCCTTATTCCTTATACGTAGAACTGGTTTAGGAGGATTGAGTTGGCGGGGCCAGTTGGACCGGTCGGGCCTGTGGAGCCGGTGGCTCCGGTAGCGCCCCGAGGGAGGGAGAAGTTGAACACAGCAGCGGTACTGGTACCTGAGTTTGTTACCGATGCAGAAGCCCCACTAGTTACTGTGCCCACAGTGATAGTTGGCGAGGGTCCGATGGGGCCTTGTGGTCCGGTGGGTCCGGGGTTACCAATGAATGAGTAGGACTGGCCCCAATTACCGTATGCCTTTGGGCCGTAGTAACGGGAGTTCAGGGTGTCCAAGTAGAAGTCGCGGTTAGAACCAAGGGAGTTCGACGGAGCGCCCGCACCGGAGTACCAAGTGGCACCAGTAGAACTGGCCCCAATTTCTGCGAGAATAGCCTCAACGGTGGTGCCGTTATAGAACCCGCCAGCGTCTGCTACAGAAACCGAGGCGGCTGTAACTGGGTTAGCCGAGATGGTTACCGAGGAGGTCGTTGAGGTTGATGAAAGCCCTGACCCTATTACAAGTTCACGAGACATTTTACCTACCCTGCGATTACATAGTCTGACTGGAAGGTCAGGTAGTCTCCATTGTACCTTACCGCTGTGGCCAACACGTTAGAAACGGTGTCTTGACTAGGCTGGTTTATACCTGAGTGTGGTTCCCTGAGTCGTGCGGTCATAACCGACCGGACTAACCGCGCCTGCTCAGGAGTGCTGGGCGTAGGAAGAAGGCTCATGCGTATCGGATGAAGTACCGAATGGCGTAGTTGGATGGTTCAACACTCAGAGGGGTGGCCGACCCAGTCGACGCTGTCGTCCCAGAGAGAGTGTGGGCGTGAGACCCTGCGGAAGAGGACGTGCCAGTGAACGAGGGCAGGTCTACGGCGTGGGTGTGTCCTGCGCCCGATGGTGCCCCGGTGGTGCCTGATACGGCGTGAGTGTGCTCTATGTTGAAACCGGTGGACGGCGTGTTGGCCTTCAAATCCGTTGTCGTCATGTAACCCCACATTTCTCCCTTGTTGAAGGCTAAGCCTTGGTAGGTGGTCACCGCCGTGGGGTTGGTCGTAGCACTGAAAGAGTGGGTGTGGCTGTCCGTGCTACTGGCGGTGGTTGCCTGCGGGTGGTCGTGGTCGATAGCGTGGATGTGCGCAGCAGTGGTGGTCATGGACGCGTCAGTGCCGAGACCGTGGGTGTGAGCAGGGAGGTTCCCCTCAGCCACAGATACGGTGTGGTTGGCCCCGCCATAGCGAGTACCCAATGCCCGCGCAGCAGTCTTGCCCGACAGGAAGTGGCCGCGGAAGTCAGGAAGGTTGAACGTGGTGGAGGAGTCCCCAGCACCGTAGGTGGTTCCCAGCACCCCGTAGAGGGTTGCGTAGGTGGTGCGTGATATGGCAGAACCGTCTGCCTCCATCCATACAGCCGAGGACGGCGCTGAGGTGGCGGGCCACATAATGATTGCACCAACTGGCACACCCGGATCAATGGGTGCTTTTGCGATTTCCTGCCACGCCCCGCTGCGCTTTACGTACACGCCTGAGGAGTCGCCGTTGGTAAGAGTGGTCTTGAAGTACAGGTCGCCGTCTGAGCCTAGACTCGTTGAGGGAACTGCTCCTTGCAACCGGATACCGGAGGTTGACTTCGCGCGCTTGTCCACGATGCGGCTGGAAGTGACCGACGTTGCACCGCTGCGATACACAGCGGCCAAGACCACATCGGTGGCGGGGTCGATATGTTTGGTGGGGTCAGCAGTAACGCCCGGAGCGAGGCGGGAAACTGACAGTGGGTACGAAGGGTTGGCCGCACTCTCCACGCCAGCCACGGAGGTAATGGTTACCGTGTCCCCGCTCTTACGGGCAATAACCAAATCGAAGCGGTTGTTGGAGGTGGTGAGCGCGCCCAGAGCAAGGTTGGCCGAGGCGGCAACGGAGTATGCGACGTTGTTCAGAACCACATACCCCGCTGCCACGTTAACGGTTGCGTCGGGAGTCGACTGCGCCGTTACCTCGCAGCCTTCAATAACACCTGAGGTACGGCTTCCAAGTATCTCAAAGTCCAAGGCATCCGGTTCGGCCTGATCTAGGGCGTTGTATTTACCCCCAGTAGACGTGTCGGTAGCGTTGGGGATTATGTAAGCCATGGTTTACCTCAGTTGGTTTAGATCGCTGGGAAAGGGGTCACGCCAGCGTGTCGTAGATGTTGCCGTACCCGCGGAGGTATTCGTACATGTCTGCGGGGATTCGGTAACGCTTTCCGTCAACGAAGTCGTAGGTCTGGGTACCCCACATGAAGTTGAACGTGCCCTTGATGCGAGCGGTCTTGAGGTGGTCGGTTACTTCTTGCTCTTCTACTTCCACCACCTCATCAGTGGTTTCGGCGTCTTCGGCTTCAGCAAATACTGACTGCGGTTTGCGTGCCATGTGGTACTCCTTGTATTGGAAATGAATATGGGCGGGGGTTTCCCCCCGCCCATATTACTATAACTGTGAGAGTGCTATCAAGAACCTCAAGAGGTCTTGATACTGTCGATAGCACCACCCTTGGTGTTGATGACCACGCGGCTTTCGTGGGTGATTACACCGAAGCCCCAGATGGCGTACCAAGCGAGGCCGTGCTCACGACCGAAGTCGATGACGCCACCGTCGCGCAGTTCCACTGGGAGTGAAATGGCGTGGCCGAAGGCGTTGTCACCGATCATGATCGCTGAGTAGGTGTTGTCGTTACGGGTGGCTGAACTTGCTGAGCCAGCGCCCAGACCCTTCGCGACCTGAGTGGTCTCAATGAACACCACGTCGTACATGCGACCGATTTCACCAAGCATGAAGTTGCCGGGGGCAGCGTACTTGGTGACTTCGATGAACTCTGGCCAGTCGCGGAGTGAGCGGCTCTGGCTTGGGTGCACGAAGCAGACGTAGGTGTCGCCAAGGCGGGGGATGTTGTTGCCAGCGAGGCGCTCCACCGCATCCTTGATGGTTGCGGGTGAGAGGTAACCTGCCGCAGACGCTGAAGCGCCAGCAGCGCCGTACTCGTAAGGAGCGATTGAACCACGGACTGAACCGTTGGTCGCACGACCGAAGATTACGTCGGGAGCGGTGCCACTGGTGCCGGTGAAGGTGGTGCCTGCTGCGTACAGCGTGTTGCGGGCTTGGTTGTCCATGCTCTGGGCCATGTGACGGCCAAGGAGGCGGCTAGCCGAAGCCATCACGTCATCGAATGATGCGTTGAGGAGCAGTTCGGTTACGGCGACAGCCTTACCCTGTTCCTTCACGGTGATGCTGATCTGGCTGGCTGACAGCGCTGCTGGGTCCAGACGTACACCTTCGGTGAGTTCTGCACCAGCGTCTTCAGTGATGAGGTTCTTGTAACGCATGAAGTTGATGGTCAAACCGGGCTGAACGCCGAGTTCGGTCTTCTTCACAGCGAACTGCTCAAAGCGGAGCACGGGCATCGCTTGGAACAGGATTTCCTTTGACCAGATAGTCTGGATCGCGGGAGTTAGCGCTGAGTTGGTACCGGGGTAGTTGGTAGCGTTGTAACCTGCGGTTGTAGAGGTTGTAATGCCGCCAGTAGCGGGTGAGGGGTATGCCATGGAAGTATCCTCCTAGGATAATTGGGATTTAGGGGTTAGAAACGGCCACGTGAGTTTGGCCGAGCGTTTAGTAGACGATCCCTCATTTTTGCGTACTGATCCATCGGCATGTTGCGGATATCATCCGCCGAGAACGACTGGTATTCCATCTGATTATCCAAGGGTCCGACAGGGGGAGCGGTAACCTGCGCCCCCCGCAAACGGTTCGGTTGAGCCGCTTGCTGGATTGACTCAATGATAGCACTACTTCTTGCACGAAGTGCACCAATTGAGTTCTCTATATCCTCTTGCGAGTTACCGGAGATAAGATCAAGTAGTTCAGGAATGATTGCTTCCTGTTCCTCGGCCATACGACGTGAACGGTATGACTCCAGAGCCTGAAGCGCGCGCTCCTTCTCAAGGACAGCCTCTTGGGCCATCCGCTGCTGTTCCATTTCTTGGAACTTCACTGACCACTCTTGTTCGACTTGATTCAGTCGCTGCTTGAACTGGTCCTCGGTGCGAGCGAGGAGTTCCTTGGCGGTCAGTTCTTCTATTTCACGCTGACGCAGAACTTCTGCTTCCTTCTTTGCCCGCTCTTCAGCCAGACGGATTGCGTCCTCACGTTCCTTTGCAAGGACGCCCAGTTGGTCTTCCATCTGCTTGTAGCGCGACTCTGAATCCTCAAGGCGCTTGTAGAGTTTGTCCTTTTCCTGCTGACGAATCTTCGTCACTTCCTCTTCTGAGAAATACTTCTCATTTGAGGGCATGTTTGCGGAGTTCAGAGGAACTGCGCGCTCAACAGGAATAGTGATTCCATCATTTACTTCTGACATTGCTTTTACCTCTGTATGGTTGGGCGTCTACTGACGTGAGTTATGAATCTCGGTTTATTCTTCGTCGGGCACGCGGCGCTGGGCTAGCCGTGCTCCGTATGCCTTTGCTACTAGGTTGTTCATCATTCCAGCACCCTCCGGAGATACTTGCATACCGGGAAGGGTTCCAGCATTATCGCCGTTACCGGCTGCTGTTACATTAGCACCTCCAGCAGATACTACGTTGGCGGTGCCGTCCGGGCCGGGGACCATACCAGTAGCCATCATTACGGCTTGGTTGATTTGGGCGCGGAGCATGTCCAAGGCTCCCTGATCAAGCAGGTCGTCTCGGAGTTCTTCAAAGATTTCAGCCATCTTCTCGTTCGGGAACTCTTCACCAAGAATGCGCAGAGCGCCCTTCTTGGATTCCAGACCCATACCCATCTTCGACTGGACTTCGTTGAGTTTGATAAGCACGTCCACGGGAAGTGGCTCTGGCCAGTGAATCTCTGTCCGGTAGGTCAAGGGGTCCGCGGGGTCAAGTTGCGGAAGTTGGTCAGGCTCAGGTTGCTCAGCCACAGAAGGGTTGTACACCAGAGCCTCGGGGGCAAACACCACTGCGGTACGGATGATCAACTCGTTGATCTTCTGAAGCCCCTTGGTGAAGTGGATGCGCTTCATATGGTAACGGTTCATGATTGGCTGATACTGGATAGCCAGCGCCGTACCGGAAGTGTTTGAGATTGGTTGGGTCTGACCCAGAGCGTTCTCTGGTACGCCCGTGATTTCGTGCATGGTGCGCTTTAGGAATTGGATGTACTCCAGAGCGCCCGCCATCTCACCTCGGGATTCAAGGTTGAACACCTTGGCGTCCTTGGGAAGACCAGCCCAGACCTTCTTTGGTCCGCGCTCAAGTTGCGCGGCCTTAGCACCAGTGATGATGGTTACTGGTGAAGCGTGGTAGTTGATGATGTCCGATACTTCGGTCATCTTCTCGTTCAGTTCGCGGTTGAGGGGGATGATGTCCCAGATGTCGCTCTGGCCCCAAGGAGATGACGAGATGCTCATGTTGGGGATGTGCACAATCGGAATGGTGCCGATGGGATTAGGATACTGGTCGATCAGTTCGTCGTTGACGTACTGTTCGATGAGGTCGTCAGTAAGAATCTCCGTGAAGGTGTACACCTGCCGCGTGCCCTCTGGACTTGTACCCCAGAACCGGTACTTCAGTTTGAAGCGAAGCAGACGGTCCCTATCGTGAGGGTGGTACTCAGGGAATGAGTGGGCTGGGTTGAGTGGGATCACCCGGATTCTGCCGGGGTGAGTAACACCCATGCCGTCTTGGTACGAATCTTCGTAAGCCACCTTGCAGAACGCATCGCCAGTGACGCTTGCGAGTTGCCCAAGTTCCCACAATACAGTGTGCTTGTTGTTGTGTGTCTCCCAAACCTGCTGGAGCAGATAGGGAATAACGGCTGCGTTTTGTTCGGGCACTTTAAACTGAATGCCCTTACCAAAACAGAAGTTAGTGATGTAGTCGGACATCGTGCGAACGTAGTTCATCGTGATGTTCGCCTCGCCGGTTTCACGGCGGTATGACCAGTGATGGCCAAGGTAGAAAGCCCACGCCGCTGAGTACCGGTTCATGCGGGGGCCGTGAACTTCAAACTCCTCGTCAGCCAACTCAACGAGGCCGAGAGGGGAGATGGAGACTGTTAAATCGTTACTACTAGCCCTATACGAGGGTGACCAGAAATCCATGGGAATTTAGACCCTCTCTGTCATGACGAGTCGCATTACACTTTACCACTTTTAATGTACAAAGGGCGTAACCTTCTTTACCATACCAGTGGGTATGTGTATTGGATTGGAGATTATTAGTCGGTTGTTGTCGTCATAGAAGTACGATGAACACACACTCGTGTACCCAACCATGAAGTCCTTCATGAGAAACCCGACAGTAACGGGTGAGACACCGGTTGGAGAGTAGTCGTCG